CCATTAAGGATTTCGCGCCCTTTTGCAACCTTCTTTTCAAGAATAGAAATTGCGTTTTGAATTGTAATCTCTGCGTCCCGCAGATCTCGGTTCTTGCTCTCGACCATCTGCCTCCCGAGCGTGGCGTTATGTTGTGCTTTCTGCTTCCAGGCGTTTTTCTCCTCTCGGACAGCTTTCAGTTTCGATTTTATCTTTTCCAGCCGCTCCTCCAGATCCGTAACCTGCCGCGCTTTAGCCTGATACTCCTTGAGCAGCCTGCGCTCCTCCTCGTTCTTTGCGACCGATTCGTCCGCCTGCATCAGCAGCTCCTCCTCGGTCATCTCGGCAGCATCCCGCTCGGAGAGCTGCGCCTGCGCCTTATCGTAGGCTTTGCTGTACATTTCGTAGTATGGCTGATAATCATAATCGGCTTGGACAATTTCGTAGTCAAACGACGGCCTCCATCCCTGTTTGACACGGTCATAGTATTTATTGATCTCCGCCCCGTTTTTGGGGACGAGCATAATGTAGTCGCCTTGACGCGGCGCGTATTTCGCGGCAGACAATCCAAACGGCCTGCGGTTTCCGTTTTTGTCGGTGGTGTACGTTATTCTCGTCGGCATGAGATTTGCACCATAAGGGCCGCCGTCTCCTGCAAAACCGTTCCTTCGGATATCGTCGATTTGTTCTTGGATGTTCTCCCGGCCGACCATGTTTAACTTATGCGCGGAATAAAGGCTGTAAAATTTGCTTTCTGTCAGTTTCTCGCCTGCGTCTCTGCGTTCCTGTGCACCCCGTCTCTTGCGCGTTTGTGCCCACTCCTCCTCCGTCATCTGCGCCGCGTCCCTCTGGGAGTAGCGGATATCCTCATTCTTCCAGGCTCCTGTTCCAAGTCTGTTCGTGCGGAACCGTTCATCCAGAGGAATCAGCTCGCCGTCGTTGTCATAGGTAGCCGGTTCTGCGGATTTCACCTGATCCGGGTTGAACAGCACATACGTCTCGATCGTGCCTTTCCCGATTCCGCCTTTGTCCCGTGTCAGGTGGATTCCGTCATACTCGCTGCTGCGCATGTAGTCTGTGATCAAATTCTTCATCTGACGACGGAGAGGATTCAACGCATCATTCCATTGCTCTAGGATCTCGTCCTGCTGCTTGTCGATATCATCGACCGCACTTTGGTCTTCCTCGTTGTACGTTTCGCTGTACAGCTTGAACCACTGCGCATCAAGCTCGTCGTACTTTTTGCTGAACTCCGCATCCTGCGCTTCGAGCTGCTCAGAGATCTCACGGTATCCGGGAACATTCTCCATCCAATATGCTTTCGCCGCTTCCCGATTTGCAAACTCCAGCATATTGTCTGCCCGGAAATACAGCGGCATTTGCTTGCTGCCATCCACGCCGATCTGCTTGTCCGTCGGCTTGATATAGATTCCGGTCGGCAGCTCCGAGTCGTACATACCGGCGCTTTCATGCTCTGTGTTGAACCTCGTGAAATCCGCGGCGGTCTGATGATAGCCCTTATGGTTAAAGCCGGCCCTCTGTGCCGCTGCGTCAACGAGCTTCTGCGCAGTCTCCATGTCGTTGCTCTTGACGGCCTGAGCATAAGCGGCGTCGCGTTCTTCCTCGGTCATCTCGGAGGTGTCGCGGTCGGAATTCTGCGTCTCGCCGTCCGCATTATTCATCGCCCCGATCTCCCCGTAGGCCTCGACCGCATCCTTCAGTGCGGCGTCCCACTTGTCCTGGAAGACCTTCCGCATATCGGCGTCCAGCTTATCGACGAATTTGGCCTCGTCGTGGACGGCCTTGCCGAACACGCGCTTGAGCGCGGCGACGAAGTCCGCGATCTTGCCGATCAGCTTGTCCATGAGCGTGGCGTAGCGCTCGTTCTCCTGTGCCTGCCGGATGGCCTCCGCAGCGACCTCGCTGTCGCGGAGCATCGTCTCGCAGGCGTCGGCGAGCACCTCGTCCTCTGCCTCGGTGACGGTGAGCTTGCGGGTGGTGTCACGCGCCAGCTTCTCATCGACGAGATCCCGGAAGCCTTCGTAGCCCTTCTCCTTGCCGAGCAGGTCGAAGGCGAAGTCCTTCAGATCCTGATACAGAGCCGGAGAATACTGCTGGATGAAATGCGTCAGCTCATGGCTCATGGCCCGCAGGATGCCGCTGCCCTTGTTGAGATTGGAGTAGCGTCCCGCGTTGATGTCGATCTGGATCTTACCGTTCTGATACGAGCCGTTCGCGCCCTTGTAGACGGTGATGCCGTTGCGCTCGGTGCTCCCGCCAAAGACGATCTGCACGTCCAGGCCGAGCTGCTCCGCGAGGATCCGCGCGAAGGTGAGCTGCTGACGCTGCGCCCGGTTGAGCGTCTGGCCACTGATCGCACTGGTATCGACCGTGCCCTTTCGCCCGGTGACGCCCTTCTCCCTGGCCCTGATCGTCTCGCCGCGCTTCGCCTTCGACGTGTCGGACGTGTCCTGCTTCGATTCGGCCTTGGCCTTGCGCTCCGTCTCAGCCCTCTGCTTGGCCTCTGCGCGCAGTTTATCCACATCGGCTTGACGGTCGGTACTGACATCCTTCGCCTGCTCACGCCCGGCGTCGTATGCGATTCCGATAGTCTCAGGGGAGATGTTCATGCGCTTCGCCAGCTCCGAAACGCTGGACACGTTGTTGCGACCCGCGTCCATTGCCTCCAGATACTCCGCGAGGAAACCGTAGCCGCTCGACACGTCCCCGCGCTGTACGGCCTTTTGATACTGCATGAGTACCTTGTTCGCGTACTTGCCGAGGCCGTAGCCGGTGAGCTTGGACAAAATATCCTTTGTATCAATATCCAGATCCAGCTCGTCGATGGCCTTGACCTCACCGTTATCCAGCACGACCTTTTTGCCGTCCTCGGTGATGCTGCGGATGCTGCTCTCGACGGTCTGGTCTCCGTCCTCATACCGGACGGACAGATCCAGCGCACCCTGCCGCATGGCGGCGCTTCCGGCGCTGATGCTCTTTGCCCTCCGGTCGCCGTTGTCCGCCAGACGGTCCACGGCGGCGTTGTATGCTTCGGTCGCCGCTCGCCGCAGTCCAGCGTCCTTGAGGCCGTTGACGTTGTCCTTGTGCATGGTCTCCAGCGCGTCCAGCGACTTTGCCCCGGCGTAGATCCGCGCGGAATTGGTCTGCGCGATGTCATTGACCACGCCCCGCAGGGCGGGATACTTCTTCGCCACGTCGGTCAGCGTCTTCTCGGCCTCCGCAGTGGTCTTGCCCTCGACCTGAGCCGCAATGTGGTTGACGATCTCGGTCGCCTGTTTGCCGAGCTTCTGCGCGGCCTTCAAGCCCTGATTGACCGTGCGCTTCTCCTGCCGCTCGGTCCTGGCCTGTTCCCGCTCCTGCTTCCTGACCTGCCGCTTGGTCTGCGTCTGCTGCTCCGACTCGCCGGTCTGCTCCGTCTGCTCCTGCTGCACCTGCTGATTCTGCTGCTCGACCGCCTCGGTTTCCCGCTCCGTCAGCAGCTTCTCTGCGGTATCCGTTTTCTGGAGCTGATTCTCGTCCAGCCCCCGGATCCCGTTGTCCGCCGCGTACTGGTTGAACGCAGCCGTCAGCTCCGCGTCGCCTGAAACAGCAGCGCCTCGCGCCGCAGTATCCTGCTCGATGCCGTTGCGCCAGTAGAGGACGGCCTGCACGTCGGCAGGCGTAAAGGCCATCGTCTCCGGGTGCGAGTCAACCTCTTGGATGTACGCACCGATATGATCCGCAAGCTGCTGATAGCGGCTGTCTGTCTGTCCCAGCTTCCGCGCCAGATCCTCGACCTTGCGCAGGCTGCTCTTAAACTTCGATTGCTGCACGGCGGACACCGTGTCGCCCACGTTGGACGTGCTGACCATCAAGAATGTCGACGCGATGGTGTCCAGCAGCTCGGCGGCCGTCGGCGCTTCGTATTCCTTCCCGGTCAGAATCGTCTCATAGAACGGATCCAAAAAGTCCTGCGGCACCTCGTCGAGGAAGATCTCGCCCACGTATCCCAGCCCGACCTTTCCGGCACTGCGTGCCAGCGCGTTGTCGAGCATATTGATGCGTTCGGCCAGCTGGCTGTTTCCGATGCCGCCGTATTCCAGCACCGAGCCAAATGTGTCTTGTAGGTAAACCTCCGTAAGTGCGGACAGCGTAGAGTATGCCTCCGCCTGCGCGTCGGTCATGCCGCGCCGGCTCTTGGCATCGGCGTAGGCGTTGCCCTTGCAGGAGAGGAAAAACACGGAATTCTGCGCGAGCTGGCCGACTGTCGCCGACGTCGATGCAATGTTGGTCGCGCTCAGCGCTCCGGTTCCGGCCATGCCGGTTCCCATCGCCCCGGTGATCGCGCCGCCCGCCCAGCCTGCCAGCATGGCGGGAGCCATCTGTCCGAGCGACTGCATCGCGCTGCCCCAGTTGCGGTAGAGGAACGAACCGGCCTCCGGTGCCGTCTCCTCCATCTGCTGTGTCGCATTGGACAGCAGCCTGGAACCTTCGGTATCAAATTCGCCGGGGTTACGCTCTACCACGTTGCGGATTCCGTAGTCCGCACGCTCCAGGCCGGTCACGGCGCTGTCGAAGGTGTACCGCAGCAGTTTTTTGGCAGTATCGTCGATGTTCCACGGCTGATCCACAACGTAGCGCTCTTTTGCCAGACCGCTGTCGTGCCGGTACTGCAGCTCGTCGCGCATCAGATTCAGGTAATCGTAGGCATCCTGTGTCTTTCCTTTAGACAGCAGATAACCGTACACGGCTTGTTCGTCCTTAGACATCTGATCAAGCAGCGTATAGGGCGAGGGCGCGGTGACGGAATCAGTCCACCAGCTTCTGCCCTTACTTGCGCGTTCAAGGTCCTGGTCTCTCGCCTGTGCAAAAGCGTCGCTTGCCGTCCGTTCGTCGAAATCCGGCAGAGACAGCACGCGCCGGTTGAGTTCCTCTCGCTCGTTCTGCTCGTGGTACTGCGCGGCGGTATCCCACGCCTTTTCACGCTCCCAGGCGGCCTCGTAGTTCCTCCTTGCGGCATCGTACTCCGCGCCTGCTTTGATCTTGCCGAATACGCCGTCTTCGTTTTCCTCTCCGGGGTTGTACCGATTCAGCGCGCCGGACGCATTAGCCCTTCGCGCGTATGCAGCCTCGGTCTGCGCTCTTGCGTCTGCCTGCGCCTGCCTCGCCTGATCTGACGTCGATGTCAGGTACTTGTAGTAACCGGGATCCTCCTCGGCCAGCCGCTCCATCTGCCGTCCGTAGTCCCGCGCCGCCGTATAAGCGCGCTGCTGCTGCACGTTTTTGTACCGATCGGCGTATTTGTCCCCGGTCTGCCTGGAGGCGTCGGCGCGCTTCATCGCATCATCGTAGGTTTCCTTATCGCCGACCTGAGCCGCATAAGACGCAATGGCACGCCACGTCGACGAGTCCGAGTAGTTCTGCACAGCCTCCTGCTCCGGGTGCCGCATCCAATGGCTCGCGCGGTAGTTGTTCCCCCGCTCCCGCATGGCGATCTTCGCGTCGGTCACGGCGCTGTGGTAGGCGTTCTCGGCCCTCAGACGCTCGTTGTCACGCCGGAACCGCTCGAACTCGTTGGCGGGTTCCTGGTTTTGTCCTCCGGCGTAGGATTGGTACTGTTTGCGCTCGTTCTCGGCGTCCTCCCACGTATAGAGGCGGTTCCGTTCGTTTACCCGGTCGTTGGCGTCCTTCGCCCTGCTTCCGTAGGTTTTGCCTTTGCCGGTGTCGACCTGCACGACGCCTGCCTTCTGGTTCTCGGCAGACGGACGCTTTTTTTCCTCTTGCTGCTGCTTCTTTTTCTTTTTTGTGCTGACGTCGTCCTTGAGTTTTACTGCCATAACAACCTCCGGCTATTGTAGTTTGTAATACTGCCTAATCAACGGCAGATCGTGGTTGCTTACAGACTCGCTCTGACCTGCGTACATTCGCTCGAGGTACTGCCGCAGCGTCTCGCCCTGCAGCGGGCCGCGATAATCGCCGGTCTCGTACCACGTCACGACGTTTTTGCCGTAGTTCGACAACTGCGAGTAAGCGTTTGTCATCGTCTGCTTCCGCTGTTCCTCATAGGTCGGCTCCGCGTCGTAGTCGTAGCCGCCGTTGTTGCTGTTGTAGCTTTTGCTGCTACTGCTGCTGCTTCGGCCACTGCCTCCGCTTCCCCCGCCTCCGCCCGATGTAGCTACGCCGCCGTTCAGCGCGAGATTCTGACGGTAGATCGCCTCCGCCTTGGTGATTCCCGCTGCAGCCAATTCCTGATCGGACGGCATAAATCCAATACTAAGCTGCTTGATCGCTCTGTCGTATGCTTCGTCTTTAGCGTTCTGTTCGCGGTTCAGCGTGTCCTGCTGGACGTTGTAATCCCACTGCTTTTCGTCCTGCGCGACATTGTAATTCCACTTCATTTCGTTCTGCTGCCGGTCGTAGGCCTCGCGCTCCGCATCGATCTGCTGTTGCAGCTCTGCCAGCGCCTGCGAGCTGGTCTTTGCGCCCTCCTCGATGCCGAGGATGTTCGCAACCTCCTTGCTTGCCGTGCCGGTCTGCGCCCACTCAGACAGCGCCTGCGACTTCTGCGCCATCAGCCGGTCGAACTCGGCCTCGGACAGCTTGAACTCCCATTCCTTTTCGCGCCACGCCTGCTCGTTCGTATAGTCGCGTTCGTTCGCAAACTCATTGTACGCATTCTGATACAGATTCATTGCAGAATTCAGGCCCTGATACAGATTCTCGCCCTCCTGGTTGTACCGCTGCCACTCCTGCGCGTAGAGGTCCGGGACGGCGTCGTTGAGCTTTTGCAGATATTCGCCGTAGGCCTGCTGCCCGACGCCCTGCGCGTAGCTGGAGCCGTACCCGCCGGTCAGCCCTGCGGCCTGTCCCATCGTGTCCTCCATGGCCCGCTGTCCGAGGTGCGCGTACTGCTCCCGCATAGCCTGATAGGCCGGATTGTTCGCCAAGTCGAACTCGAACGGCTCGCGGTTCTGGATCTTTGCCCAAATGTCCTGCGCCTGCTGATACCACGGATTGCCCGCCGCCTGCCAGTTGCCGTTGGCGTCGGTCTGGTTCGGCGTCGCATAGAGCATGCTGCCGTATGGCGTCTTGAGGTAAACGTCACCGTTTTCGATCTGCGCCTTGTACCAATCCGGCAGCCGCTCGGTGCCGAGCATGTCAAGATATGTCGTGCCGTTGATGTTGTAGCCCTTGCCCTGATTGCCTTGTGCGTCCCAAATCGTGACCGGCGTCGCCATTGGGGTCATTGCAATGCCGTTCGGAAGTAGGTCTGCCAAACTGCCGTTCGCGTTATTGCCGGTATTTTGCGCACGGTTAATCCCGTTTTGCGAGCGGTTGATCCCCGCCGCGCCGGTCGGATCCATAGGTTGGATCTGCGCAGACTGCGCGGTCTGCCCGGTTCCGGTGTCGGTCAGCTCGTACAGCCCGTTTCCGACCAGCCTTTTGTTTTTGATTGCCATTGATATCCCCCTCCCCTAGAATTTGATTGCGCACACGCCTCTCGGCATGTGATGCCGCACGACGTAGCTCTTCCACCGCTGGAGCTGGTCGGCGTAGAGCAGCGCCTGGTTGTTGTAGCGCTCGATTTCGCTGTTTTCCAGATGGATCATCATGATCAGATAGGTAACGTACAACTCGTCCCACGGGTCCGGGACCAGCAGAGCCGTCTCCGGGTCCGTTTCCGCGTCATAGCCCGGAAAGTCGATGTCCTCCTTTTGGTGCTGTTCCAGCACGTCTGTCACGATTGAGCCGTCCAGCGTGGACAGCCACTTAACCTTGAGCGGATATTCCAGCTCGTTCGGGGCCGCGAGATCCGCCAGCCCGATTGCTTTACCCAGTGTCATAGCGTCCTCCTATCCCGGCTGTGTGGATGCGTTTGCCCGATCCCTGGCCCGCTCCACGATGGTGTTTTTCTTCTTCATTGCGCCCTGCTGGTCGGTGTCGCGGATCTCGGTCTTGGCCTCCTGCGGCGGCGTCGGCTCGCCCTGTCCGCCCGCAGGCGCGCCGGTGTCGATGCCGAGCATCGCGGCCATCTGCTGCATCTGCATGGCCATCATCTGCATCTGCTGCCACATCGTGCCGTTCTGGCTGACGCGGTCCCGCACGTCCTCCAGCCCCTTGAAGTCCATCATATCCAGCGCCGCCAACGCCTGGTCTGCCATCTGCGGATTGAAGAATCCGAGCTGATAGAGCTGCAAGGCCAGCTCGTTGTAGGACAGCTTGGAGTAGCTCGACTGCTTCGCCGCAGTGACCTCGATATCGAACACCGGCTGCCGCATCCCCATGTCGTTGCCGAACTCCGTGCCGCCCTGCGGCACATTCTGAAGGCCGCGATTGTCGAAGCTCACGTACTGCGCCATGCCGCGCTCCCCGACGATGCGAAATTGACGCGGCACGTCGTAGAACTGCCGGATCAGCTCGATCACGCAGTAGATGACCTGCCGGTAGCAGCGGTAGCTGTTCTGGATCTGATCGCGCGAGAGCTTTCCCGACTGCTCCTGCATCGCCGCGATCGCGGAGGCAGCGGTCACGCCCGACGGTGCGCCGCCGTTGTTGACGTCGCGGTTGCCGCTGGTTTCCTTCAGCTCGTCGATCTTGCTGACAAGAATACTCAGGTAGTTGCCCGAAAGCTGCTGCACGGGAATCGGCTTGAGGGCGCTTTCCTCGATGCTGCCCTGGACGTGGACAAACGGCCTTGTCCAGTCGGCGTACTCCTCCTCGTTGATGCCGTCGTCGCCGCGCTTGAGCCAGCGGGGCGTCGCGGCGGCGATGCAGTTGGCCACGATCGCGTTGTTCATCAGGTCGATCTGGCGCTGCGCGTCCTTGCAGATGTCGATGTAGCCGTAGCCGGTCGGCGTCCCCTCTTCCGGGAAAAGGGGATCGAAAAAGAACGGATACAGCCCGTGGTCGTACAGCCCGCGCTCCTTGGTCTCTGGCTGATCCTCTGTCGCGTACAGAACATGCTCGCCGACGAATTTGACGTAGTGGAGCACCGTCTTTCCGTTGTTCACTGATTTGTAGTACCAATCGATCACCGGCGACTTGTCCGTGGTGTCCACGGAATCGTCGTAGCGGTACTTCGCGGGCGTAAATTCCTTGCTTCCGAGCTTTCCTTCGAGTTGCGGATACTGCTGTACCAGCGCGGCGTTGTCAACCAGATCGACGTGGAACAGGTTGCGGCTGGTCTGGATATCGGTGATTCCAGGCTCCCAGTAGAGCGTCAGCGGGTCTACTCGCACAACGGAGATATCGCCCATGCCGTTGAGCTTTGACTTGTCCCAGTAAACGCCGTAGATGCCGACGCCCGCCTTGAGCTTCTTCCACCAATTGTCGGACCATGTCAGCTCGAAGTCGTTCTGCTGCAGCACCGTCGGCACGATGGCGGACAGCGTTTTGGCCTCGGCCTCGTCCATTTGCTCACGCGGAAGGCAGGTCGGCTCCGGGTAGGCATCCATCGCGTCGGCGTGCTTGGACAGGATCACGTTGACCAGCCACGCCGACTTGGTTTTCAGCTGCGTCGTGCCATGCTCCCGGATGTGGTCCCAGTGCCGCAGCTTCCACCAGTCTTCGTTTTCGATGATGCGCCGCTCCAGATTGGCCTTGCCTGTCCGGTAACGGTTCAGCGTCAGCATGGCCTGCGACAGGATCTCCCGTGTGATCACGCTGGCGGAAGCGCCGCCCGCCGCCTCGTCGAACACAACGCCCGGCTGAACGCCTCTGCCTTTGTTGTCGTTAATTTCCATATCATCCTCCTGTTATTGAATTCCGAATCCCGCGCCACGCAGGACGTCTCTGCGTCCAGCGTACTGATCGAGCGGGTCTGCGTATACGGTTTTCGGCCTCTCCTTTACGACCGGTCTGATCGGCCTCGCCATGCAGAGGTAGCGCCATTCGTCGCAGACGTGGTCCTCCAGCTCGGTGTCCAGATCCTCCGGCTTACACTCGTCGTAGACCATCAGCGGCACGGTGCGGATAAAGGCCTTGCAGGTGTCGAAGACGTACATCATCGGTACGCCGTGCTCGTCGAACTGCAGCCGGTAGTGGCACTGCATCCAGCCGGGGATGCGCTCATGATCTCCGGGCGCAAACCAGATGCGGTACTTCTCCGCAGTCTCCGCGATGCTCACGCCGCCGGATTCGTCCCAGATCGCGGGATCGGCGACGCCCTCGATCTGTCTGCCCTTGAGCCAGGGATGCTCGTCCTCGATGCGGCGGATCTCGGCGAACACCTGCTCCGGCGTCCACTTGAGGCCCTCGTTGGGCGTCCTGGTACAGCCGTACAGCTCCAGAATGCGGTAGATCCTGCCGTCGAAGTCCACGGCCCACCACGCGCAGGAGAATGGTCTGGAATAGCCCCAGTCGAACGAGCGGTAGAGCTTCCATTCTCTCGGCGGCTGGAAGGCCGGGATCACGTGGGTGAAGCGCCGTTCCTGCAGCGCCTGCTCGGTGGAGATCCCCGCTTCATGGCATAGCTTCGGATCGGGCGTGACGCGCAGCTCCTCGAAAAACTGTCCTTCGAAGATGTCCCAGTCGCCGAGCAGCCATGCCCGTCTGAGCTTCTCCGGCAGGGCCTCCAGCTGCTTGATATAGTCCGGCTGCGATTCCATCAGCGCCTTGTTGTCGGTCACAAGCGACTGGATGAAGGTATAGTCCTCCGGGTCCTCGCCCTCCTCATACTTCTTTTCGATGAAGATGCGCTTGATGTACCCATGCCCCTGCCCGCCGGGGTTGCAGGTATAGTAGATGCGCTTCGGGAAGTCGTTGACGCCGCGCAGACAGGCCGAGATCGTCTTCATCTGCCATTCGGAGAGCTGCGTCGCCTCGTCTAGAAAAATGCAGTCGTACTCCACGCCCTGCAGCCGGTCGAGGTCTGCGTCCTTCGCGCAGTACATAAAGTGGATCGCGCTGCCGTTCTGGAAGCGCAGGACCTTGTCCTTGTCGTTGTAGCGCGCGACGTTCAGAAGCTCGGTGCGCAGGATCTGAATGTGGTTGTTCGTCAGCTCCGGATAGGTCCTACGGACGATCAGCAGCTTGATGCCAGGATACCGGAGCGCCAGCAGCTTCGCCTTGAGCCGCACGGCCCACGACTTCCCGCCGCCTCTCGCGCCGCCAAAGCCTACGTGCTTGGTCTTGGCGCGGAGCATCTTCTCCTGTGTCTCGGTCGGCGGATCGATCACCAGCTCAACCATCAGACGTCGCTCCCTCGCTCCCTCAAATACGTAATGGAGTACAGCCGGAATCCTCCCACGCCCTCGATCCGCAGCCGGAAGGTGTCGCACCGTCTCGGCCAGATCACCAGCGTCTGCGTGTCGCGCCGGTTGCCCCACAGCGTCCCCTTGCGAATCCACTCGCCGGAATCATTGTACTGTACGAACACCGTCGCCGTGCTCCCCAGCTCCAGCCTGCACCGCAGATTGATCCTACTGATGTACTTGCGCTGGTTGACGTCGAGGCCCATCACGCCGCTCTCCGCGTACCATCGGACGCCCTCCCGGTCTCCCGCGTCGTACTGCATGAGCAGACCGAAGTTGTCCACATAGTACAGCCTGTCCTCCCACGTCACGGCAGGCGCGTCGTACCACGCCTCCGTCTCCACGTGCCAGATCCCGCGCTCGGTGTCGTAGACATACACGAGCGGGTCCTCTTTCTCTCTGTGCATCGCCACCACGTATTTTTGCAGATGCCTTGCCGCGCTGGCCTCCATGCAGGTATCGTCACCCAGCGGCGCGGAGATATACTGCGGCACGGCTCCGGTGTAGCAGACGATGCCGTGGTCCGTTTTATAGTACAGTTTGTCGTTGATCACCACAAGGCTGCGGTCCGAACCCGGCTGCACGCCGTCGAGCGTCTGCGTGACGATCTGATGCGCACCTGACGCGCTCGGAAAGACCTTCTCCACGCACGACCGCTTGAAGAACAGCGGGTGTCCGTCCAGCACCGCAGCGCCCGTGTACGGCCCGTCAGAGCCTCTGGAGGCCGTGTAGCTGTCGGTTGACAAGCCCTGATACACCCGCCAGTTTCGGAAGTCGCCCAGCTTGCAGGCGTAGATCTCGTTTAGGATCTGCCCGGTAGCGTCTGCGCCGTAGTGACAGCCCCACAGCCGGTTGCCCTGCTCCACCACAAATTCCATAGTCGGCGCGGTCCTCTCCACCGTCAGCGTGACATTGACGGTAATCTGATCGACGTCGATGATTCCCGGAACGACGATCCAGTCCAGGCTCGGATCGAGATCGCTGTGTTTCAGCGACTCGATATACTGATATCCGTTGAGCAGGTTGTAGACCTCATCGCCGTACAGATTGTGGTTGATCGGCCCCGTAAGCAGTACGGCGTCACCCTCGGAGAATCCTGCAGCAATCCCGCTTCCGGCAACCTTGAGGTACGTGGTCGGGATCGAGACCCACTGCGTGCCGTCGTATTTCTTGAGTACAGACTGCTCCTCGGAGGTATCGAGCCAGGTGTCTCCATCATTTGGCATTGCCGGAGCCGTAGCGCCTACAGAATCCACCGTGCGGTCGTTGCCCTCGCTGTCGCACATCGTGATCGTAACGTTCGGGTCCACACCGGAGGTCAGCACGACCTTGTTGTCCACGCTGCCGTAGTCCGTTCCGCTCACCATCGTTGCGCCGGATGCAAGCCGCACGACATTGACGTACAAATTGTCCGGTACGATATAAACGTAAGCGCCCATGCTCACCATCGTGCGCCGCCGTCCGTCTCGCAGGAGGTCAGGCACCTGTTGTATCCGCACATAGATCGAATCTCCGATCTGCATGATCCGCTCAATCCAGATCGTCGCCTCGTCCAAATCCTGCTCCACCCACACCTCGGTCCTCGGATTGTACCACTTGGTCACGCGAAGCTGTCCCGTGCCGTCAGAGGCCGGGAACATCCGGTATTCGACCGTATGATCGTACAGATCGGCTGTCTGCGGCGCAAGCGTCTCCAGCGCAACCTGTTGATTGTCTATATGCGCCCAGGGCGTCAGGCTCGTCACCCACCACGGATTTTCGCCCGGAGCCTGCTGCGGATAGAGCTGCACGCCGTATCCGTTGCACCAGACCATTCCGCCTCTGTCGAGCCAGACCAGCCGCTCCTTGCCGGTGATGGCCACGATGGAATCAGCGCTCACTCCGTCGATATCCTCCACCTGGACGCGGTTCCTTCGCACCGTCATCAGCGGATAACCGTCCGTGCTCAGATTGCGCTCGTCGTACCACGCGCCGTCCTGTACCACCTCCCGGTGGTCGTACCCGCCGATTTTGTCAATCGTAATTTTTGCTTTCGTCAGTTGTTTCAGCTTTACCATGTGCCCTCCTTCGTAGGGACGAGCCGCGCTCGTCCGCCCTGCCGCAAATCCTCAAGCGCCACATACTCCGGCTCCTGCGCCGCTATCGCGTCCATCGTGCGTCCCACGGCGTCCACCACGGCACGTTCCGCGTCGTTGAGGCCAATCCACCGCAGCTCCGTGTCGCCCTCGCTGACGTGGCCCTCGGCCCTCACGTTGAGCGCCAGCGCGTAGCAAAGCGCAGAGATCGCCGCGCATACCGGATCCTGTCCGGCAGCCGCCGCACCTGCATGGCCCTTGATCTCCACGCCCTGCTCATCGATTCGGATCCTTATCACGTTCCAGCACCTCGATCCTCTCCTCCAGCCGGTTGATCAGCTCCGTGAGCTGCCACAGCCAGTTGACCAGCTCGACCGTCACGGTCCCGCCGGTCTGGATCTTCGGATAATCAATCATTGTTCTTCTCCTTTCATTCGCTCCAATCCTCGGCCTCGCCAAACACCACGCGGATCGTCTTATCATCCTCGCTCGGCTTCGGATCGTACATATGATTCATCTTTGCGAGCATATCCAGCGCCTTGAGCTGGTCAGCAGGCCTCACGCCCTCGTCCTGGGCGATCTGTGCGGTCCGCTCCATGATCCATTCCGGCGTCACGCCGGTCCGTGCCTGACGCCTCTCCTCCCGCATGTTAAGGATTTGTTTAATCTTAACATTATTTAACAATCGTGATGCAGCCGCAGATGCTGTCCGTTTGGAGTACCCGGCGCGGATCGCGGCCTGCGTCGGCGTCACGCCGTCCTCGGAGACAGCCTGAATAAAGAGCCGTTGCTTCTCCGTCAGCTCGTTTACGTCCACGTCGTCACCTCCTTCTCCCGCACCATACCATAACGCGCCGAAAATCTCTAACACACGCAAAAAGCCCACGGCCTGAACCGTGGGCTTTGCTGTCCTCTATTTACTTGGATCGTAACCGTCGTCTGCGTACCTGGCATCGACGATGGAGCAGTAAATCTCGCAATTCGAGTATCTTTCCGAGCAGAACGTATCATACTGGATATCGCAGCTCGATCTGTTTTGATAGATCAATTTTATCACGCTGTCGTCGCTCAGACCCTCGCAGGTGATCGTGGTGGAGGTGTCCGACCGATAAAACGGGCATACCGCACAGGCGGATCTCCAGCTCGTTCCCCGCGATTTACTGCTCATTCACGATCATCTCCTTTGCAAAATGCCGGATCTTCCCCGGCCCGGATTCCGGGAGCAACGGCAGCTCATGTCCAAAGCAGCCGCATCCGTCGTGGCTCGTCAGAAGGTAAGGAGAAAAGACTCTCGGCGGGGGGAAGGCATACCCCGCGTGGCGGGAACGGTGGGACTCGAACCCACAGCTTACCGATTATCGCGCTCCCGAATACCACTCATCCTTTCCACCATTCTCTCCAGCTTATCCTCGACCCTGCTGTCCACGAGCGCCTGCCCGTAGATGATCCGTAGCTGCTCCGACATCACGATCACGTCGGCCAGCTCCTCCACGACGGCCTCTCGGTCCTCGCGCCCGTCGAGCGCGTGGCACAACTCCGTCGCCAGCTCCACCAGCTCCTCGACCGCCTTGCGCTTTTGATTCTCCGTCCCGTAATTGTCAACGATCCGCAAGCAGATCGATCTCTGTTTCAGCGTCATTCCCCGCCGCCTCCTTCCTTGCCGCGAATTAAAATATCAGCCATTGTCGGACACCTCCTGTTGTTCGGCGTAACGCTTAATAAATTTGAAAAATATCACGGTAAAAGTGTTTTCGTATCCTGACATCGGCTTTTTATTCCTTTCGTGCCATGTTCCCACGCACTTTGGGCAATAAAGCGCACCGCCAAAACTGCCCCATCTCTTAGCGACATCTGAAATCTCGCTAAGACTGTTGTGGACGCTCTCGGTATTTCCGCAGTTGGAACACATGATTTTGCAACTCCAAATGCTCATTCAGACACCTCCCTCAGCGCCGCCTCGGCCTCAGCATGGAGAATTTCTTTGATCTCCTCCGGCTCCAGCCCCGTCTCCTCGTACTGTGCCAGCCTATCGACGATCCGTCCTTTGACCTCCCGTCCATCGATCAGCGCGCAGGCCTCCCCGCGCCCGTTGCGATACGTCAGTCGCATCATACTTGATCGCTCCTTTCCGGGAATCGTCTTTTTGTTACTGCAATTGGAAATTCCTCGATCTCGCTTGCCCAGATCGCCGTGCCTCGTCCGTTGCACCGTTCCCAGCACAGCGGGAATCCGCCGATGCCGTCGAACAGACTGCCCAGCGTCGCCGGGCGCTCATACTGCGCCGAAATGCGTCGCAGCAGATAAAACCAGAACGGCAGCGCTATGGAGTTGCCGAGCGCCTTGTACCGAGGCGAGTCCGCAGGCTTGTGCTTCTTCCCTTTGCTGTCGGTCCATTCTCCGATATCCGTCCATCCGTCAGGATAGCCCTGTAGCCGTTCGCATTCCAGCGGCGTAAGCCGTCGCACGACCTGCCTGCCAATCAGCGGACGTTCCTTTTCCTGCGCCGTCAGAGTTGTCGCTGTTCCGTCGTCCGTGATTCCGTTGTGCCCCTTTCTGTCGGACATCAGGATCGGCTGTTCATGATTATCTGTCAATGTCGGGCACCCCCCCCTCAAGATTTCTGCGTTTGCTTGTCCTGTTGCCATGATGATTGGTTCCATTCTCCGTCACCAGCAGGTCGCTGTATGCGTCCTGTCCGTTGTAGCTCCCCGGATGCGCTCCGGGGTTCAATGTTCCTGTCGTTCGTTGGTATGTCATCTTCGCTCCTTATGATCACGACCGTCCGTCCTGCGTTGCTTGTGAGGGAGTGGCACAGCCCCCCCCCATTTCGGTTTTAGGCCGTTTGTCGGGCAGGTGATTTGTCCCTCATCGAAAACCAAAGTCTCAACGATCATCGGCACATACCCACCCCCTAATCCCATCGAGGCCGGAAGCGAGGGGCAGACTTCCGTTTCTTTCGCCGTTGCGTGGTTCTGGTTGGATTCCAAGACAATCGGCATATTGCCCCCCCATGTTCCGTATCTGGCGATCACCGGCATAGCAATTTCACTTTCTGCCCACTGGTCGCGATTTACTTGGTTGTACAGTTTCTTCATGGATCACGATGGCTGTATAGTCCGTGATACGGTTCTGATGGTCTCCTGTGATTGTCGGGCATATCGCACCCCCCCATTTCCTCTGGCGTCGAATATCAGCGGAGGGTGTCCGTGATCCTGCGCCCGGAGCGTTCCGGCTATGTCATAGCTGACAGACATGACCGCCCCCCCTGATCATTGAGAATTAGAATTCGTTCTGATGACATTGTTCAAGTTCAGGCTCACGCCCCCCCCCAGGTTTCGCCTGGAGCGTTCCGTTGACTTCCTGCTCCCGGTTGTTGCGGAGATCGCAGGCCATCACTTTCGGGCCGCTTGTGTTCGCCACCCCCACAGCGGCTGTGACGGTGGCAGCGGTTTCTCCGCTGACCGTCTGGTTGTACACGTCAACAGCACACGCCGTGGCGGTCGATGGTGTTAAGGGTGTAGGACCCCCCCTGCGCCATCCGGCACCGTTGCACCCGGCGGTATCCGCTCTGTCGATTCCGTTTCATTGCAGACAGATTGCATCATTAGCGCCTCCTTCAGCGCCGCTGGAAGCTCTTTTCCTCTCCGCTCCGCCCGGTTCAAAATCCCCTGACAGGCCTTTGCGCTCAAACAGTACTTCGGGTGCGCCGAGTCCTCCAAAATCTGCGACAAGCGCGATGCGTTTTCTTCTCTGGGGTACTCCCCAAAACTGCGCGTCGTGTAGTCTCCAAGCAACGCTCCAGCGGCCCATCGGATCGTATAGGCATCCTGATTTGCTCCACCCACCCTTGTCAGGCAGAGGCACATCGGGGCTTTCCGGCTCGACGATCCGGACGATCTCCGTGAGGACGGTTTGAAAGTCTTTTCCCCCGTTGGAGTTGAAGGCTCCGGGGACGTTTTCCCAGACCATCCACCTCGGTCGAACAGCGACGCCTGATCTCCCTCGTAAAACATCTGCATTTCTTAACTCCTTTACGCATCGGATCTGTTCCATGAACAGCCCGGATCTTTCACCGTCCAGCCCGGCGCGGTTGCCTGCGACGCTTAGATCCTGGCACGGACTTCCGCCGGTCACGCAGTCCACCGGATGGACGGCGTACCAGTCGATTTTCGTTATGTCTCCAAGATGGATCATACCTCCCCTCCTTCCCCCTCCATCTCCTCAAACGTCACCTGCCCCGGCAGCACGTCGTACTCCATCCACCACCGGAACACATCAACGCCTGTCGTTCCCATTCTCCACATTCCGTCAATGCGCCCCCGTTCGACCAGTCTCTCCAGCATCTTTGCAAACGCCCGGATATATAGCGATTTGTACTTTGGCCACTTTGCAAACTCGATTTCCCGCCTGTGCTTCCGCGCAAGCGGACAACCAATGCATCCCAATCTCGTGAATCCGCAGTCATACAGCCCGCAATACGGCACGTGCTCCGCTCGGATGAACTCCCAAACGTTCGTGTCCGTCCAATCTATGATCGGGTTTATCGCAGTCTTGTGTCGTTTGTAGCATTGCTCGACGACGCGCCTGCTGTCGGCGTTGTCGTTTACCAGCACCACCCCACCCCGAACGGTTTGTGTAAAATTTGTGTCGTCGCCCAGCTCGCGTCCCGCGCTGCGCCCCATGATGGTGACGCTGCCTTGATTCATACGCCGGTTGAAGCTTTCTGCCCATCGGACACCCGTGACCATCATTCTGCCGTCGCCTCCGCTCTCCTTGAGAAACTTGCAGCAATAGCGGATTTTTCTCGTCGGCGGCATAAGCTCCCACGGGATCAGATTCCACATAGTGATCGGTTTCCCGGCGAGTTTTTCAATTCGGAAGTCTTCCGGGTAATGCGGGATGTCACGGGAGACGTCCGGGTGCTTGTCCTTGATAAACTGCACCAGCTCCGGCGGATCAACGGATGGGACGTTGTAATGTGCATCGAATTTGATCCCTGCCATACCGAGCAGATGCTTGCATACCACGCTGTCCTTCCCGCCGGAAAAGGCCAGATAATAACCTTCTCCGTTTCGTGGAGCAAACGCTTTCAGGCGTTCGATTGACATTTTCACTTTTTCACCAAGTTCACTCATTCACCGTCCTCCCCTCCCTGCTCTGCAATCAGCTCCCTCGCCGCCTGCTGGAGCATCGGCGAAAGCGCCGTACCGTGCGTCTGGAACACGTCGTTGCGGCCCCGCGCCTCCGGCAGCTTGTCCTCCCAGCGTCCCTGGTTGAGCCAGGTCGCCGGATTCGGGATGTACTGCCCATTGTCCTTCGTCCATTGGGCAGACCTCGCCTGTGCTCTCACGGCCTCGATCAGCACGGATACCGGCACGGTTACCTTCGCAAAGGCCTTCAAAGCCGCCGCTTTCCCGACCTTTTTGGGGTACTCATTCCAGAACCTCTCAAAATCGGCGTCCCGCGCGCCCGCGCGCGTTGGATTCGGATTCGGATTGGATTCGGATTTCGTATTGGATTGGATTACGGGAACATCTGCATACATCTGCATACAATTGCTTGAAGATGTATGCAGACTGCTGTCAACCGTCATCTCCTGCGGCCCTGTGCCGTCAGCCTGTTCCGGTCCGGGATACTTGCTCTTCTTCGCGCGCACATTTTGATGCCGGTCCCACGTATTCATCTGCAAGATGGGTTTCCCTGCAACATAGTAGAGGGTAACCAGATCCGCAGAGGTCAACGCCCGGAGTGCATCCTCCATCTGTTTTGCGCGAATCTCCTTCAGTGGGAAGAGCCTGGACGCCAGGATCTTTGGCCTGGCGTCCATACGCCCGTAGTCGTCACAGTTTACGATCAGACGGTAGAAGACCACCTCGTGAAACGAAGACAGCTCGTCGATGTTCTCGCTTGTGCAGATCGTTTCCTTAATGATCCTGTTCGGCATGCGCTCACCTGATCTTCCTTCTCAGATCGATGTAACACAGCCGCTCCTCCGGATCATAATTCAAATCGTACTCGCCCTGGTGGATCAACCAGTACATCGGTTCCTGCGCGTCAGCGCGGAAATACGGCCTTACCTTTTTTCCGTTGATGGTCCGATTGAGCGAAAATCCGTCCGTCTCGCACGATTTGAAGTACACACGGTCCTCCGTCACCGCGAATGTGATGCGGTCGCGGCCCTGCATGATCCGGCGCTCCGCGTCATCCGAAAACCGGAATGCGATGCTGTACCGCTGCTTTCCGTCGGTCGTGCGTCCGGATTTGTTGAGCTTACAGGAGACGTCCGCGTGTCGGCTGGCCTTTTCGCGCTGCCTTTTCGGCTGCTCCCAGATCAGTTGTCTCATGGCAGCCTCCCCTCAGAACGGTAGGGACGGATCCTCTCCGTCCATGATGCCGTAATCTCCTGCCGGAGCGCCGCCGTTACCGTCCGTTCGCGCCCTGGCCTCGCCGAAGTAGACGTTATCAGCCACGACCTCGGCGGATCTGCGCTTGTTGCCTTGGTTGTCCGTCCAGGAACGGATCTGCAGCCTGCCGGAGACGACCATCATGCTGCCCCTGCGGAAATACCGCTCGACGAACTCAGCCGTATTGCGCCAGGCGACGATGTCGATGAAGTCGGTCTCTTTCGAGCCGTCCTCCCGGTTGCCGAAGTCTCGCTCTACGGCCAAAGAGAACGAGGCCACAGCGGTTCCGCTCTGCGTCCGCCGCAGCTCCGGATCCCTGGTCAGACGGCCCATCAAAACGATCTTGTTTAACATGCTCTCTCCTCCTCTTTTTTGTAAATCTCCATGGCCGCGAGCTGCTCCGGCGTCAGCGTCTCGATGCCGAGCAGCTTCGCGTCCGATACCAGATTGTCGATGAGCTGCCGCATCTGTTCGGCGTCATAGACAGATGAACCGTAGTGCAGCATTACGTTGACACAGCCCTTGAGCTTGGACGGAAACGGCTCCGCCTGCCAGCCGATGCCCTGCCGCCGCCAGCTCTCGCACAGCCGACCGACGGCCTCCTCCTTTACGCAGACGATCTCCGACACGCCGCCGATCTCGCGGATCGCAAGCCGGTAGACATCCTCCTTTTTCGCGCCGATGGCCGCCGCGATTTTGTCGATCAGCACCCAGGCGTAGGCGTTGGCGTCCATGCTCCGTCGCTTTCGCCATTTTTTGATGCTGACCTCGACCTCGGAATCCCGGAGGGCCTGCCAGCCCTCCCGGAAATCCGTCTCCAGCTCTATCGTCACACGCTGCTTGCCTTCAAAGCTCCGCGAGAAATCGATCAAACGCGCCTTCATGCCGTTACCCGGCGCTTGGCCTTCTGCTGGCAGTCATAGCACAGCGCCTGACCGTAATGCTTCATACTGTACTGCACCACCGCGTCCCTCTCGATTTCCCTGCCGCACCGCATACACGGCGGCCTCCCGCTCAGGTTTATCTGTCCGTTGCTGGCGGGATCACTGGGGACGGGAGCTCCGGGGACGGTTCGTTGTGCGCCAGCACCGGGAACCGTCCCCGGTGCCTTCACCGCACTCTCCTGATTCGCCGCAGAGGTGGCTCCCTGCGCCGCCGTATACTTGTCACAATCCTTTGCATAATAAACGTCCGCGCTCATGCCGAGCGCCTTGCAGCTCACGGAAATTGCGTCCGTCAGCGCCATCTTGAAGCACTCGTCGGAGCAATACGGCCCGGATCGCTCGACAGTCACAAACGAGCTGCCGCCGATTCCGGGGATCGGTGCACTCCACTCGTTTCCGACCTTGACGTACAGATCGATTTGGCAAAATGCGCGGACCTCGTTCTGCATTCCCGTTTCCAGCCACGTCCTGACAATCTCATAGCGCCAGCCAAATCCGACCGGCCCGAAGCGCTCGGTCAGAGCCTTAAGGCGCCACATGGGATTGATGTCCGTGAATCCTTTCAGGCGTCCCGCAGAAATTGCTTTCTGCGCTTCCTTCGGCGTTGTGCCGAGGGCATTCCAAATTTCCATATTCTCCATCTCGTCCACCTCACCTGATGATCAGAGACGGCTCTCTAACGAGAGAGCATCCGGGCAGCTCCGCTCCGTTTTTCAGCGCGTCGAGCACCTTCCGACGGTCGATCTCCGGCTCCTTGTAACGGAGCAGGTCCTCACCGTTTTCCAGCGCCCACGGCAGAAATTCGTCCTCGTTGATGTCGGGCTTCTGCGCGCCCTGGCGGACGCTCAGACGGACGCGGGCGGTCTCCACGCCATGGCTGTCCAGCAAAACGCTGATCAGCCAGCCCCTAAGACGCTCTGCCTGCGTCTCCTTGGCCTTTCGACGCTTGGCCAGAGCCACCTCCTCTTCGCGGATCGCCTTTCCCTCTGCGGCCAGATTTTTTACGGCCAGCGCGACGCTCTCCAGCTTGTGATCGCGTTCCATCTGCAGCGCCTGCAGCGCCTCGGTATCCACGGTGACCTCACCGGTCTCCGGGTCGACGCCGCCCTCCAGCAGCGCCATGATTGCCTGATCGATTTCGTACAATTTCATCTTGATTTTCCCTCCGTTTTGTGATATATTGGAGGCGGTAAGAAGCATATTTTACCGCACCCCTATTTCCCATCTCCGATCTGTCCATCGGAGATGGTTTTTTTACGTTGCCAGTTGTGTCGTTGCTTGGTGATCGATACCGTGGAAAACGGCACCTGCAGCTCGTCTGCGATATCCCGGATGCGCCAGCCCTGCTCGTAGAGCGCCTTCGCCCGGTCCCTGTCCCAGCTCGCCCTCATGGGCGGGCGTTTGGCCAGCATCCCCTGCGCCTTGAGCCACTTGCGAACTGTGTCGTAGTGTGCTCCGACGGCCTTGGAGATCTCTGTGATCGGATAGCCCTCGTTGAGCATCCTTGCCGCCGTCTCGGTGTCCCACCGGTTCCCGCGCGGCTTAGGCTCGGACAGCGCCCTCGGCTTGATCGACAGCTCGTGCCGTCTGTGCGGCCTCTGCGTGTCCTTGACCGTGCAGCCCGCGCCGAATTTGCAAGGACGCCTCTCGCCCCGATAGAAAATGTAGGCGCAGCTTCCGTTGTCGCCGCACATGGTCAGATACCGGCAGCCCTGGCACGGCTTGATCCGCGCCATCTCGTTCGGGGACAGGCCCTTCAGGATTGGCATTTCTCCTCCTCTCCGAGCCGCCGGAGCCGATCCTCCAGCGTCCGTATCCTGGCCCGCAGGATCTGGTTGTCGCGGCACTTGCGCCGGTAGGCGGCCTCCAGCGCCGGAAGATATATCTGCAGCTCCCACACGCCGATCCTTGCACCGTTGCCGACCCGGTCAAAATCCAGCCCCGGCCCGATCTCGCCGCGCTCCAGCCGTTCGCACATCCGAGTGAATTCCGTCGACGTCATGCCGCTCTCCTGCCTTTTGTAGCGCCGGAAATCCGCGATCCACGTCCCCGCAGCCGCCGCATCTCTCGACGCTCCAGGATCTCCGCCCGGATGCCACGGCCCACGCACCAGACCACCGCGATCCCAACGGGGATCATCAGCAGCCCGAACGCGATCAGCGCCTCGCGCAGCGCCTGTTCAAATAGTGTCATGATTCTCCTCCTTAAAACAGACTCGTTCTCTCTTTGATGTTTTTCAGCACCGGCAGCACTTCCTCGATGCGCTCGCACAGGAGATTCTTCCAGATCTCCGCATCGGCTCCGCTCTTGTTTTCCCGCGCCGATTCCGCAACGGCGCTGAGCCTGATGCAGGCGTCGGAGAGAGCCATGCGGGTCTCGAAGGCGAGGTCGTAAATCCCGTCGATCAGTTCCTTGATATTCTGCTTCTTTTTTTCTTTTTCCACTTGATTTTCCTCCAACTCAATTCTCCAAGCGGCGTCTGGCGTGTCCCCGTCAGGCGTCGCACTTTTTTGTGCCTTTACCACATCGGCAGCGCCTGCCGCACGTCCTCCGCTTTGAGGCCGAGGATGCGGTTGAGCCGCCGCACCGTGTCCATCTGCATGACGCCCGGCGTCTTGAGATAACGCTGTACCGTGTTTCGAGTTACGTCCAGCCTGGACGCCAGATCCTCCTGCGTGTACCCGCATAGCTTCATCCTTGCCAGGATCATCCCGACGTACCGTTCATACGGATCTGCCTTTACTCTAAGTCGCGGCATCGTTCGACTCCTCCTTAATCAAATCGTCTACCGTGATTCCAAAATAGTCCGCGACGGCGATGATCTTCGGAAACGCCGGAGGAGAATCGTCCCATCTCCGAATCGTTCCGTTACCTAGGCCGCAAGCATTTTCCAATTGGAAAAGGTTTGTGCCGTTTTTCTCGCACAGCTTTTTGATATTTGTGACAACAGACATCCGCATCCCTCCTTTTTTCTATTGACACATTTTGGCAAATGTGCTAATATTGAATTGCCACATCCAATATCCGCAACATAAGCCCGTGATTTTCAGGGGCCAGATTTCGTGTACCCCTGACACTGCTTATTGTACTCGCAAATATGCCAAATGTCAAGAGGTATTTTGCAAATTTGCCAAAAATTTTTTCAGGTGATTTTATGGTTGAATTATTGCAAAAACTGTGCCAGGAACGCGGCACGAATTTCTATCAATTGGAGATCCTGCTCAAACTGGGAAGCGGGACCATAAGGCGCTGGGACAAAAGTCTGCCGAGCGTGGAAAAGCTGTCTCGCGTCGCAGAGTATTTCGGCGTATCAATGGATTACCTCATGACAGGAAAACAGCCCATCGGTAACGATGGGCTGTCTGAATCCGAGACTAGGCTGTTGGCGGCGTTTCGTGCGCTGGAGCCGGAGCAGCAGGGGTCTGTCCTGCAGCTTCTGCAATCAATCGCAGCGCAACGACAAGCAGCTCCGGATCTTCACGAATAAGTCTGATCAATTCCGTTTCGTTTTCGCTCATCTGTGTTCCCTCCGCTTTCGTTATGCTGCAATATTACAATTGCCGTTGTCCGTTTTCCCGTACACTTCAAACAAATGTTCGCAAAGGTGACGCTATGAAACTATCAAAGCCCATCAGACAGGCCGACGGCAGCTTCCGTCTGCGCCTGCGTCTCGGAGACCGGACGCTCTACGCCTACGGCGCGACGGAAAAAGAATGCCAGCGCAATGCGGAGGCCATCAAGGCCCAGCACCGCGTATCCAGGCCGGATCTCGGTCAGGACACCCGCCAGACGCTTTCCGACGCCATCGAAGCCTACTGTGCCGACAGGAGCAACTCTCTTTCCCCGGCGACGATTGCCAAATATGAGAACATCAGAAGAAACCAATACCCTGACATAATGAACAAGCGCCTGGACGCCATCAATGCGCGACAGTGGCAGCAGTCCGTCAATAAGATGCTGGACAGCTACGCCACGAAGACGGTCAGCACCTCGCTCGGAATGCTCCGAACGGTAGTCAGGTCGTTCGGAGGCGCGGTCCCGGCCCTGTCCGTCGGAAGCGCCGCCGCTGACAAGGCGCGGAACATGGACAAACCGAAGTTTCTGGAGCCGGAGCAGATTCCGCTTTTTGTCGCCGGGGCAAAGGATTCGCCGTATTGCGTTCCGCTGCTGCTCGCCCTGCATTCGCTCCGCATCGCGGAGATCGACGGCCTTGACTGGTCGCATTTGTCGCCGGAGACGATCCAAATCAGGCAGAAGCGTATCGCGGACAAGGACGGCAACTGGATCACGATCCCCGGCGCGAAAACCGAGGGCAGCGTCCGTGACGTGCCGGTCATGATCCCGGAGCTGGAGCAGGCCATCCGAGCGGCAGAGAAAGAGGGCAGGGCAGGGAAGGTCCTGCAAGTGCCGCAGGAAATGCTCCGCCGCGAATGCGCCGCCGTCTGCACAGCCGCAGGCGTCCCGACGATCACGGTCCACCAACTCCGTCACACATTTGCCAGCCTTTGCGCCCACCTGAAAATCCCGATGCAGATTTGCCAGAATCTCGGCGGCTGGAGAACAGACGCCGTCATGCGCGCCGTCTATGTCCACGTTGCAAAATCTGATTACGATTCCAGCGTCCAAACGATCAGGCAGTTTTTCGATGCCAATTTGGTGCCAAAACCGTTGCGTAAACGCCTACGCAAACCACCTAAAATATTACGCAAATGTGTAAAATAAGGAAACCGTCAACCTCGCAAAACCCATCAAAAACATGGTAATTCTTCCGAAAAACAACAAAAAAACCCGGAAACACAATGTTTCCGGGCTTTCTTTATTTGGCGGAGTGGGAGGGATTCGAACCCCTAGCAGATCAACTCAAAATCCGCAGAATTACTAGTGTTTTCCTCCCTCGTAGTGCCGTTTTAGTGCCGATTACATCTGCTCAATCTTGTGGATGAGCTGTTCAATTTCGCGGCGCTCCTGCTCATTTTCGGCCTCATTCGCGAGCTGCTCCAGCTTTTTCGTCAGGTTGCCGTGATAGCTGTAGCCATAGCTGCGATAGCTGCCGCCGTCGCGGGTATAGCGGCCCATCGAGTCGCGTCCGCGTCTGCCGGAGTATCCGCCGTCCATGGAGCTACCGCCCTCATAGCTGCGTCTGCTCATGGCAAAGCTGTTGCCTTCGCCCTCTTCGGCCTCCATGATTTTGCAAATGTTCTTGATAGCGCTGGACATCTTGTACACGACGTCGAGACTGCCACTGGACAAATCCCGCTCGCCGTACTTTTCCAGCTCCTTGGTCAGTTTTTTCTTGAGATCGTAAAGCTGTTCCATTGTTTACTCCTTCCTTAAGCGTCGAACAGAATGTTCGCGTTCTGCACCGTGATCGGGATGGTGCTGGTGTTGCGCACAGAAACGCTGGAGCAGGAGCAAATCCAAGGGACAGTCACGATAATATCAGCCCCGACGTTGCCGAAAATCTCAGCCGCAGTCGGAACAAAAATCATTGTGCTGGACGGATCTACATCGCCGTCAATCGCCAGCGCAAGGCTGATGCCGTCCGCCGGGGCTGTCTCGCCTTCCGGGACCGCAATGTTGGCGTGGAAAGCGGCCTCATACCGCGTGTTTCTGCGCCAGCAGCTCATAATGTTCTGCCGGAAGAATTTGTTTGCCAGCCGGAAGAGTCCGGTATCGTCTCTGTGGTAAATCAGACCTTGAGCGCACGGTACAGGCGTCTCGGTAAAGATCACGCTGCCGTTAACAGGAACGACCTGAGCAGCATTTGCGCTGAATTCAGCAGCCATAGCTTTACCCTCCTTAACCGTTGAATCCGCAGCCTGTGTTGCAGCACCCGGTATTAGGATTTGCGACGGTATAGGCCGGAATAGGATACGGAGCAACACGGTTCACGATGTACTGCGTCTGCGCCGACTGGCTTGCCTCGATAGCGGCCGTCTGTGCGTTCTGAGACGCACTAAGCTGCGCCATGTTGAGCTGCGTCCGCAGATTGTCGTTCTCGCGCTTGTAGCCGTCCAGTTCCAGCGCGCACAGCTTGTCGAGGATCGCCTGCGTGTTCGCCGCGTTCGCCGCACGGGTAGTCGCAGCCTCGGTCGCTACGGTGTTCTGCGTCTGGCAAGTCGCCAGCCGATTGTCGCAGCAGCACTGCGCGAGCTGGCCCTGCAGCGCCGTCAGGCCCTGCGTGTTCGCGGTCTGCGCCGCAAAGCTGCGCTCCAGATCGGAGATCTGATTGGTATAGAGCTGCTGAGAAACAGCGTTCAACGCACCGGTGACCGTCGCGTTGACAGAAGCGAAGCCGCCGCAAAGCTGCGTAGCGACGTCGCCAAAGCCGGAAGTAACAGCCGTATGGAGGTCGCCGATGGCGCTCTGCGTCGCCGCGTGATCAAAGCCGGAATTGGTGTTCGCGTTGATCGCATTCTGGCCCTGGAGCAGCCACGGGAAGTCGTAGGAAAGCTGCATATTGCCATAGCCGCCGAAGCCGCCAAAGCCGCCCATTCCCCAGCCGCCGTTGAAGGCGAGCAGGAGGATGATGATCCAGGCCCAGTCGCCGCCGAAACCGTTGCCGCCGAAGCCGCCGCCGTAGGCGGGCGCAACGGGCATATACATATTACCGGAAGTTCCTTCTTCAAAAGCCATTGTTTTATTGTCCTTTCGATTTATTTATGCTCACCGTCGTGTGCACCCGCCGGAAAACATCATCTGTACTTTTGCGCCATCTGCCAGGCACGATTGACCTGATCCTGCGTCACTCTGCCGGAGTTGAGCATCTGTTGCAAGATCGCGTTCGGATCGTTCGTCCCGGCGGGCAAATTGATCCCGCGTTGAGCGAGAAAACCGACCGGATTTGATTTGATCGCGCTCACCATTTGCTGGAGATTAAACATCGGATTCATCAGTCTTGCCCTCCGTCAGCTTTTTGATGTCGTTTCTCAGCCCCTCAAGGGCGCTCTGCATAACTTTTATTTCGGACGCAATCTGTGTCAGATTGTCAGCGCCGGTTGCGCCATGCGAAGCGCTGGACGCACTTCGCTCGGTTATGTCGTATGCTTTGATTGTCGGCCTGCCCGTCGCGTCTGACTGCTTGATGTAAACCACTGGTTCGCTGCGGCTCCACAGGGCCACTGCGCAGTTTGGCGCGAGCGGATAAGCCTCCGCCTCGCCCTGGTTGCCGATCCAGGTGATTCCAGTTTGGATTGGCTGTGGCTGGACAAATTGCGGCTGATACTGCGCCGCAAACGGATTGGTGTAGTTGTAATACGGATATGCCATTAGTCAGACCCTCCTGTCAGTCTTTCCCACAGGTAAATGGGAATCTCTCTGCTGCTGTCCCAGGAATCGTACAGAATCCCGTCCTTGACGGTCGCCGTGTGGTTGCCGAATCCGAGCACGTAAGTGCCGGTTGGATGATCGTCGGCGAATTCCCCAGCATTGTAGCAATCGGGGCACTGGTTTGATATGGTTTCTTTGACAAAGCCATTTGAGCGTAATATGGAACCCCAGACCGAATCCGCAGACGGCATATCGCACATATCGTAGCCTGCCGCGCAGATCATCGCGTAGGCCGTCTCCCAGTCCACGCCGAGCGCTTTTGCAACGGCACGGACGGCGCAGTCGCCGACAGACCGGCCTGCCGGATTTGGATTGTAATGCTTGTACAAGGTCATCACCTCTGATAAAAGTGTATAAAAAAAGAAGCCCTCCGGCAATGAAGCCGAAGGGCAAGTTTCGTGCAAGTTACGGGAGATGCCGCAGCACCTTTTCTCCTTCCTTGTACACAATATTTTTGACTTGTCTTACTGATAGCTCAAATTCTTCTGCCAGAGGCTCAAAGCAGATCCCGTCGATCAGTCGGCGCTCCAGGATGGCGCGGTTTCGCTCCGCGTTTCTCCCGTTGATCCAGCGTGCGATTGCCTCACGGATCTCGTCGTTGGATACGTCCATGCTCCTACCGCCGCCGTTTTCTCGTCCTGCGAGATCCGCCGCCTTTCTTAGTTCTAGTCCGAGTTCGCCGGATTACTTTCTGTCCCATAGATGCCCGCCTCGTTTCTGTCGCCGATAATGTTCAGCCCCTCGCCGTCTTGCTGGTAGACCGTTTCCTCGCTGCTGTAGTCGTAGCTCGTCCACGCCCACAGCCAAAACAGGTTCGACACTACTAACAAGCAGATCAATATCAATATCACGAAAAGCATACGCCGATTATTACGCTCGTTTCGTGCCATCGCCGACTCGTGGACGATGTACGGCACAGGTTCTACGTGGTATATGTCTTTACACTTGTTGCAATCCATTGATCCTCCTACTTAATTATCGCTGCGATTGCCACGCCAACCAGCCCGCAGATGAGCGCACCGAGCGTCGTAGTTGTCACCCAACGGATGATTTTGAGTTGCTGGTTGATGAGCGCAATTTCGACCCTATTCGCCGCCTGATCATCTGCGACCTTTTGCATATCAGCGTCGCAGTCTTCTTTCTTTTTGTACCTCATGTCAAGGTAGGCGACAAGCTCCGTGCGATCCTCTGCGGTGATCATAGCATCAACCCCCCAGCTTTCCCGCCAGTCGGACGATCAGCGTCGCCGCCTGCGCCCGCGTCAGCGGCTCGTCCGGCGCAAACTTGTCCTTGCTCACGCCGTCGATCAGCTCCATCTCCCAGGCCGTCTGGACGTAGGGAGCATACCATGCGTCCGCAGGCACATCCACAAACGGATGATGCGGATGCGGCGTCTGGCCGGAGGGCTCCGGCGCAGGCGTCTGCTGCACGGAGTAGTCCACATACGGCAGCTTCCCGTGCTTGGTCCATTGCCGCGTGTTGTACCCACTCTTGCTCCCGATGTTGCCGACCGCCGTGATCTGCACCTTGTTGGCCCAGGCTGGCGTACACTCCACGCCGAGGCCGTTGCCGATGTAAATGCCAGCATGGCCGCTGCACCAAAGCATCTCGCCCGGAACAATGTTGCCGAAGCTGGTGCTGACGCTGGAGCATTTTGCGATCATCTGGTCCGCGTTGAGGTCCGGGACGCCGTTCGAGGCGTAAGACGCGCCGCCGTAGGGCTTCGAGCGATCGCCGTTCCAGCCCCAAAGGATGCCCTTGATCAGGCAGACGCAGTCGAAGCCGAATGTGTCTGAGCTCGCGGCCTTGATCATCGCCGTCCGGCTGGCCTGCTTGTTATAGCTGTGGTTTTTGGTATAGCGCTCCTTGTTGGCTTCCGTCATCGGCGCGCCGAAGCAGCCCATGACGTAAAGCGTCTTGTAGTTTTTTGCGATGTCAATGGCCTTATCGACCAGCTCGCTTGCCTTCATCTTTGCCATCAGAAATGCCTCCGATCTGTAGGATTGTTCGCCGCGCCGAAGAGGATCGTCAGGATTGCCAAAATCTCAGACGAGATATCGGCCCAGGCCGGGATCTCGACGCCCGCCCAGTTTTTTACGACCAGATACACCAGCGCGAGCACCGACGCCCAAAGCGGGATAGATTTCAGTCGTTCGAGCATCCTTTACCTCCTTTATATCGGCACGTACTCGTCGAGCGAGTAGATTTTAGTGCCATAGCTGTCCGTCGTTCCGTCGTTTGTGGCACCGGTAATAGCGGTGATGAGTTTTTTATTGGTGTCGTTAATAATAAACCCATTAAATGACGGATACGTGTCGCCATTGTCCCAAAGTGCATTGCACCTTGCGTACATGGTGCCGTCTAAGGTTACCAGTTTAAACCATATCTCTTTTCCCGCCTGCCACGCCTCGTTGATCTCCGCGACCGTCTTGTCCATAGTGCCGCTAAAATCCTCCGCAGTCGGTGTCAGCGTTACGACAAATCGGTTCGAGCGCCCCTGGTTGCCAGCCGCCGCCACGTCAGCAGCGATCAGATCATGCAGCATGCTCATGATTCGCCACCTCCGTCGTCCTCAGCAGCCTGCCCGCTGCTGTCGATCTCTTCCCAGCCGGTGGAGGTCTTGACGTAGACGTGCGGATCCTGCTCGCGCACGTAGGCCAGCGAGCCGACGCCCGCATAGTCCAGTCCGGTGAGATCCGTCGTGTCGTCCACCAGCGCGTCAAAGCGCGTTTTCGTCCCGTCGAAACCGACGGGCTCTGTTCTCAAAATTGCCATATGAAATCCTCCTTAATTAATAGGCTCGTTGATCGTAACTGCCCCGGTCACCGCCGCCGATCACCGAGACCACGACGGCCAACGCTTCCAGATCCATGACTGAACCTCCTACCACATTACTGCCAGCACGTACTCGCCCGCCAGCAGCGGATAACTCGAGTAGACGTACAGCTCCACGCTGCCGTCAGAGTTGATCTTCACGCGGCCCACGCCGCCGCTGACGCCATTTGTGCCCTCTTTCAGGTCGACGTTTGACATCGCCGTCACAGCCGCGCCGCCGGAAGTGTTGGTGCGGTACTGCGTTCCTTGGTTCGCCGCGCTGCTGCCGATCAGCCCCTGCTTCGCCGCAACAAATCCAAGACCCGCAGCGGACGAAGCCGTGGTTTTGTAATACATGACAGCCAAACTTGGGTCGTCCCGGTGCGCCGCGATCTGCGCTGCCAGCGGGCTGGTGGACGCAATCGCCGTATACCAGCCGGTCGTGGCGATGTTGCTCGACAGCGTGAAATGGGTGACCACGCCGGTATTCTGCACCACAGCCGCAACTTTGACGTCGCCGGTCGTGTATTTCCCTGCGGCGACCGCCACCTGCTCCGTCGCTCCGGGCGTGATCGTTGTCCCGGCCTGCACCGTGAGCTGCTGCGTCGCGCTTTTGGTGTCAGCGCTTCCGTAGCCAGCAGACTGCACGTGTGTCGCGGTGATCAGCCCGCCGGAGCTGACGCTGATGCTCGGCGCTGCGTGCGTCGCGGAGCTGACGGCCGTGCTCGCCGCGCTTGGATAGTAACCGGCCGGTGCGGTCACCGTTGCCCCGGAAGCAGACAGATCGCTGCTGGTACGCTTGGTGAGCTGCAGCGTCCCGCTCTTGGAGCCTGCGGAGACGTAGCCAGCCGTCTGCGTCGCCGTTGCCGTGACCAGCCCGTCGCCGTCGATGGACACGCTCGGCGTGGCCTGCGTCGCGGTTGCCACGGATTTGCTGGCATCCTGCGCGTACAGTCCCGCAGGCGCGGTGACTGTTGCCCCGGAGACCGTCAGATCCGAGCTGCTTTTGGCAGGCCCTGTCGGGATCGCCGCGATAGCCGCAGGCATCTGCGCAGGCGTATAGGTGCTTGCGTTGCCGTTTTTCGCCCGGATCGCGTCGGCGATATCGTCGAAATAACCGTCGAGCACGGAGCTGTCTACAGCTTTGTCAATTGCCATCAGTACGAACCTCCCGTCCACGTCGGCAGCGCCGCCAGCACCGCCGCCACAAGATCGACGCTCGACGGATTCTGTTTCCCGCCGTCGTTGGTCCAGGAGATCACACCCGCCGAGCTGACCGACGGCGTGAAGGTGGTGCCGTCGTCTCCGTCCGTGCCGTTGGTACCATTCGTGCCGTTCTGCCCGGCAGCCCCCTTCAGGTTACTGAATGCAAACGCGAACACCTTCGCGGTGTCAGGCCCGGAGGCCGTGACCGTCACCGACGGCGTGCCGGTGTTCCCGTCCACGGTCGCCGTCGGCGTCCCGAAGCCCGCGCTTGTGCCATTCGTTCCGTCGGCTCCGTCCTGTCCGTCTGCGCCCTTGATCGACGTGCGAACGCTCTGATCGATTGCCACGACGCCCGTCCCGGACGTATAGCCGGTGACAAAATACACCGCGCCGCCGTTGTACGTGGTGACGATCATATCACCCGCCGCAGGTAAGGCACCGGACGGTCCCTCTAAAACTGTCATGGTGTAATAGTCAGGAGATCCGGAATTCGGCGCTTCGTCTGTGTACCAGATCACAGCGTCTCTGCCGTCCGTACCATTGGTTCCGTTCGTGCCGTCGGTTCCGTCCTGCCCTTTGATGGTCAGCACGTTGCTCTGGTCAAAGTACGCCAAAAACTGATCGACCTGCACGACGAAGTACACCGTCCCGCCCTGATAGGAGCTGACGATCATATCGCCCTCCGCAGGCGTCGCTCCGGTCGGCCCGTTCAGATCGGATAGCGAGAAATAATCATTCCCCGGATCACTGGTCGTGTACCAGATCACCGCATCCCGTCCGTCGGCTCCGTCCTGTCCGTCCTGTCCGTCCGCACCGTCCTGTCCGTCCTGTCCGTCTTGTCCGTCAGCGCCTGCCGGTCCCTTAATGTTGACGCTCTGCGGGTTGGTCTTGCCGCCGTCGTTCGTCCAAGAGATCACGCCCTCGGCGCTGACGCTTGGCGTAAACGTCACGCCATCCGCACCGTCCGCGCCGTCCTGTCCGTCGGCACCGTCTTTGCCGTCTTTTCCGTCCGCGCCCGCCGGTCCGGTCTCTCCCTGCGGTCCCCGCATGTCGATCCCGTTTGTGACGTCGAGCACGACGTACTCGTCGTCGATCTCGGTGACATAGTACAGGGTCAGCCCGTCGTCGTAGGAGGAAATCACGACGTTTCCAGCGACCGGATCCTCTCCCGCAGGCCCGTCCAGCGCTTCGATCAGAATCCGGCTGTTGATCGGCCCTGCGGTCGTGTACCAGATCACGCCGTTCGCCCCGTCCGCTCCAGCCGGTCCTTCAGGCCCCTGCGGACCGACGAGCGACGCCAGCCATTCTTCCTCCGTGCCGCTGAATCCGTTGATCACGGCGACCTCGTAGGCGCTGTAGCCCTGACGGCCCCGCACTGCTGTGCTGCCGGGAGCCAGCTTTGTCGGCTGCTGGCCCCGAATCACGATTTTCATGATATCACATCCTTTTTGTAGGCCTCTCCTACAAAGCCGTAGACGACCTCGGAAGTGTCCGTGTCGCCCTCGCCGCTCATAAACCGGAGTTGGATTCCGATATCGCCGCGCTTGAGCACCAGCGTGTCGGTCTGCGTCATGGCCAGATGGAGCAGCTTGCCATCAATCTCGTCGCCGGTCAGCGTGCCGGTCGGACGGATACTTGCAGGGGCCTGCGTGCCGTTGAAGTTGTACTCCAGCACGATCTGCTCATCCTGGATCAGATCCGCGTAGACCTCGCAGCCGCCGCCGGAGATGTCAAGCGGGATCTCGATGTCGATGGTCGGCGTGCTGCCCTGCATGATCGTAAAAATCGGCGTCCTCACCGTGCGCTCACCTGATCCTCATAATTGCGCTGCCTGTTCTTCATCCGTTCGGATTCGGCCCACACGTCGTAGACGGGACGCGGGACCTGGACCTGCGTTCCCTTCATGATCTTCCAGACCTTACCGTTCAGGCTGATCAGCTCGAAATTCTCCTCATTCTTCGCGCCGCGCGGGATGTAGAGCGGCACCATCTGCTTCATCGGATCGACGGGCTGCTCCTGCGTTTCGACAGCAGCCGAGGTTTCCTCAGTTACTTCATTCATGATTTCGGTTTTCTTGGTTGCCATTGTTCTTCTCCTTTCAAAATAAGGGGAGGCTTGGCCTCCCCTGTTGGGTCGTTGAGCTTAGTTGTCTTCGTCCACAGCGGAGTAGGCAGAGGTGCTTTCCACGCGGACCATGCGGTTCTGGTAGAGAATCTTACTCGCGGTCTCAAACTTGTAGCCGACGGTGCTGAACTGCTCCAGAGGACCGCCGATCTCGCCGCGATTCTTGATGATCATCTGCATGCCCATGCCTTCGGGCTTGACCACGGCAAAGGCGTCCTTGCCGAAGAAGATCGTGCCGTAGACGGCGCAGGAATCGGTGGAGCCGCCGCCCTCGCCGGGATAGAACTTGTCGCCGGAGGCAAAGGTCAGAGAGGCGGGCTTCGCCTGATCGACCCAGATGTAGCCGCCGGTCACAGTCGCGCCGACGATGGTCCATGAGCCGACAAAAGCGGTTGCGCTCGCATCGTAGATATGCAGCTTGCGGCCCACGAGCGCGGCGGCAATCGCGTTGGTCAGGGTCTCGGAGACGGTGACCTTGTAGGCAGAGGTGACGCCGAAGTCTGCGGAGGAAGTGGCGTCGCTGCCGCTGTAGGCAGAGTAGGTCAGATACCGCTGCGAGCCGAACAGATTCGCGCCGGCAAAGATCGGAGCCTCGGTGGTCTCGACGAAACGGACGCCGTGCAGCTCGCCGATCTCGCCCTCAAAGATCTCGCGGGTCGCGGCGTACTTGTGCGCCTCGATCCACTCATCGCTGGAGCGCAGATCGTAGGCCACGGAGGGATGGATCACGGCGAGGTACTTGTTGCCCTCGTAGTAGGGGGCCTTCTGCTTCTTGAGGTAGGTGCAGGCCTTGTTGACCATGTCGGGCGTCAGGGGATTGTTCTTCGCGGTCATCTGATATCTTCCGACTGGCGTGCTGGCGTAAGCGCCGGAGCTGAGCGTGTCGGCATAGATCACGCTCGTACCGGTGCACAGCTCGTTGCGGACCAGCGTGTCGGCAGTCTCACCGGCAGCAGCGCCCATTTCCTCGGTCGCACCGAGGATGACCTTGTCAACGGCATGCATATCCAGACGGTCGGAGATGCTGGTGTAGTCGCCGTACTGCTGCACGGTGACGTTGGTGCTGGTCTGGCCGAACGGCTTGCCGACGGGGATAACGCCCTCCTGCAGCGGCGTCAGGCTCTTGTCAAAAGTGTTCCACTTTCTCCACTCGACGGTCTCGCCGTGGTTGGCAGGAAGCGTCTGGCCCGTGCCGAGCTGGGAAAAGACCAGCTTGGGACGCGCGTTCTCAAGCAGCTCGGTGTCGTAATACTCCTTCATCGTGGAGTTCATCGAGTTGCCGGTCGCGTCTCCGGCATAATAAGTGCCGTCGTAGCTGTTGACGGGGCCGGTCGTGCCGTTGGTGGTCACGTTCGTCTTCGCGCCGCCGCCGGTCGCAAAAAGCTGCAGATTGAGTTTCAGAATTTCAATCATGATAGTTTTTCCTTTCATAGATTTGCCCACTTGCGGCAGGGCATCTCCGCTTTTTTAGCTTCCCCTTAAGGCAGGGAATCGCCGTTGTTTACCACACGACCCTGCCGCCGCTGTTGACGTAGTCTCGCAGATACTTCCGCTGTTCTTTCGACATCGTCTTCGGGTCGGTGACTCGCGTGATTGCGGTTGCGTTTTTACCCAGGCCGTTTTCCTGCGGCCTGAGACTGTTGCTCTGGATCGCGTTGCTGATTTTCTGTGCCGTCTGCTGCGATGCATACTGCATGGATCCGGCCAAAATCTCGTCCTTGTGGATGACCTCGTAGGCGGTCTTTGCGTCCACGCCGAGGGCGGTCAGCCGTGCGAAAGCCGGGTTGCTCATTTCGGTGTTGAGATCAAATCCGGGATAAAGCTGCGCGACCTGCTTGCCCTGCTCGACGAGCCTGGCAAATCCCTCCTGTAGCTTCCTCTCCTCCAGCGTCCGGCGATCCTGCTCGTCGCGGCGCTTTTTTTCCAGCTCCAGTTGATGCACCTGCCGATAGGTTTCCACAGACAGACCGCGCTCTGCGGCTGCGTCCTCATAGTATGCGTCGTCGTCCGTTACGGCCTTATTCAGCGCGTCCAGATCATAGCTGCCGTCCTCGCCTGCCTCGATTCCGTAGCGCTCCGCGAGGAGCTGCAGCGTAGGAGCAAGCGTACTCAGCTTGGCCTCCGCCGCGTGGATCTCTCCGAAGCGGTTTTTGATCAGGCCCTTTGCCCACTCGTCGGCCTCCTTCTTGTATTTGCCTTTCCGAAGGCTGTCGAAGGTTTCCTCCGGTTCCGGCTCCGGTTCCGGCTCGGTCGGCTGCTGCTGCGGCTGCACGTCAATGTTTTCATCTCTGCCAAATCTCACGTTGGCAAATTTGTCCGCCCTGCGCTGCCGCTTTCGTCCCCCGGCGTCAGGGACAGGTTCGCCCGTACCCGCGTTCTCTCCGCCTGCCGGAGCCGCGTCGCCCGGCGCTGCGCCTGCGCCGTCGCCGCCCTCGGCGAAAAGCTGGAGATTGATCGCGGAAATGATGATCAGCTCATCTGTTTTGGTTTGAATCATAAAGTCTCCTGTCCGTCAGGTGGACGATCCCGTAATCTGTCCGTCAGGTGGACGAGTCCAAAAAATGGGACACTTCGCGGGGAGAAGTGCCGCAGGCTGTCCCGCACCGTCTGCACCATACCATAATCATCAGATTTTCTCTAACACACCCCCGAAAAAACAGACCGCCCTCTCGGACGGTCTGTCGTTGTTTAATGCCAGGGCGCTTCTCCGATTGTTTTCCCGGACCACCCGTTCCAGTAATACAGGTAATCCATTTTTTCTTTGGACAGGCCAAGCGTTGCGATGAATGCCATTTGCGCTTTTTTCATCGCGCCGGATACTCCGGCCTGATACTCGACCTTGTTGACGCCGCTGGTGTAGCTGTCCCATTCGTTCGCCGTAAAGCCGAAATCCTTGGGGCTGCTCTTGATTCCATCGTCCGGCTTTGTCTTGAACAGATAGTACTCCGCGCCGGTCACGCTCCACGCAAGCCCCTTGTTTTGCTTGTTGAAATCCACAGCCTGAATGCGGTGCTCTGCGGCGGTCGTATCCATTCCCTTGTACTTCATCAGCGCCTGCTTTGTCTGTGATGCGGTCAGCACGCCGTCCTTGTACGCATCGTCGATCTTCTCCGCCGTCACGCCGTATTCCTTGTAGCAGCGCCCGTCGTTGACCATGCTGTCGACAACGTCGGTCTTAGTGATGCCGAGATACCTGGACAAAAGATTCTTGTACTTTGCTTCATCAAACGTGCCGTCACGGAAGCGCAGATTCAGATGGTTCTTGATATTCTGCTCGATCTTGCTGTCAACGTACCCGTGATCCTTCATGTCCTTGATTACGCTGTCCAGATTTTGGTTCGCGTCGATGGCGTTGCGGAGCGGCAGGTAGTTCGACCAGTCCGGCGCTTCCTCATCGTCTCCGGTCTCGATGCCGTACTTCTTTTCCTCCATCGCCCAGTAGACGTCGTCCGCCGTCGCCGCCTGATACTGTTTCTCGCCCTCCGGCTTGACCTTCCAGTATCTGACAAGCAGTTCTGTGGCCTCGGCCTCGCTGATCTCGCCCTTTTCAAACTGTTCGGTGACGTAGCCCTTGACGGCCTTGTTGACGTCAACAAACCGCTTGCCGTGGCTCGTCAACTCCTCAACCGCGTCGGAAATGTCGCCGCCCGCAGAGATGGTGTCGCGCAGCCGCATATAGACGTTCCAGTCGTCGGCGTCCTCGTCCTCGTGTTCGTTCTGGTAGTCCCATTTTTGGAGCAGCCAGTAGACGTCGTCCTCAGACTTCCCGCCGTACTTCAGCAGCTTGTCGCGCACCTCGTCCGCGCTCAGATCGCCGTCGGAATACAGTTTTTTGTAAATGCCGGAGACCCATTGCTCGGTCTTGTCCTCGTCTTTTCCGAGACCGGTCATGATCTCCACGATCCTCTCGTCGTTATATTCGCCTGCAAGGTACTTCTCGCGGACAAGCTCCTGAATGTTGCTGACCATGTCCTTATTTGCCTTGTATTCAGATTTTCCTCCGGCCTGGATGTTCCCCATCATCTCCTCCAGCACGGCCTGCGCCTTTGCCGTATCACCGGCGTCCAGCGCCTCCAGATACCGTCTGGCGTTGACGCTGTTCGAGCGTTCCACGTCGGCGTCCGTCCACATACCGTTTTCAAGGTTGGATACCGCGCCCTCGTACAGCTCCTTGACGTTGGAGATCGGAAGTCCGAAGAATTTGGTCACCTGAAGGATCGTCTTGATCGCCTGGTCCTTCAGCTCGTCGATGCTCTTGTCGCCCTCGCCGAAAGCGTCGTATACCTCGTTCAGCTTCAGGATGGAGTTGATTGTGTCCTCAATGTGCTCCACAGCGCCGACGCTGAAGATGTTGTACCACTTCTTCTCTCCGGCGAAGCGTTCCAGCGCGTCGAGCAGCTCGCCGCCGCCGTAAGGCAGAAGCGTGGACACGTTGACGTTCAGCAGGTCCTTGCCATACTGTTTAAGGAACGACTCCCACGTCAGCTCCTCGTCATCGTCTCTGTAGCGCTTGGTCTTGTGCTGGAGGCCGTAGGCCACTGCGGTCAGAATGGAGAACACGACGGTGGACCGGAAATTGGCAAGGATCGTCTTGCCGAGGAATTTCCCGGCGTTGACCTTATCCTCTCTTGTCCCGTTTCGGACCGACTCCTGGAACATACCGAAGGCGTCCACCATCTGGCCCATGTTCTGGAAGGGGACCGTCTTAAACGGCATCATGGCCTTGATCAGACCCATGCCCTTCTGCGCCTGCTGGAGCATCGGACGGTGGAGCGCGTCGTACATCGGCTGCGTCTGCCGGATCGTCCGCTCGTACAGCTCGGTGACGTGCTGCTCATACTCGGCGGTTCCTTTTTTATAACCGTCGATCCGCGCCTGATGCTCGCAGGCAATCGCAAGCGCCATCGTGGTAGCGACGTCCGCGCGCTGGATCCAGTTCGTCGGGTCCGTCGCCTGTGCCACGTCGCGCACCACGCGCCCCACCGCGTTCTGTTCCAGATTCGCGCCGAGCCGCGCGAGATAGTCCTTGCGGAAGCTGCCGCGCGTCCGCTCGGTAGCGATTTCCTCCATTGACAGACCGATGCGGCGCTTTTGCAGCTCTGCGGTCCGCTTGTTCCAGCGCTCCATGACCTTCTGCGCGTGCTTGCTGTTCGGAGCCGCAAGGAACTCCGCAATGTGATGCCGCGCCGCGTAGAGCGCGCGCTGCGACAAAATGCTCCCGGCGGATTCGTAGGACGCTACCTGCTTGACCACAACGGACACCTTGCCGACGAGCGCGGCCTTGACGAAATTCGATTGGATCGCCGCCATCGCCTTTGCTGCTCCGGTCTCGTAGCCGCTCTGTCCGGCGTTTTGCAAATTCCGCAGCGTTTCGAGCATCAGCTTCTCGGCTCTGTTGTCGGTGACGGCCTTGCCGTTGCGGTTCTTCGTCGTGCCCCAAGTCTTGGCCAGCTCGTCGCGCAGCGTCGTGGTGTAGACGTCCGCGCCGACGGTCTTGGCGTTGAGCACCTTGCCGAAGTTGCGGATCGGGATCGCAAGGCCGATGTAGTTGGCCATATCGTTGACGTGCTTGTTGAGCACGGCGTCCAACCCGTCGATGATCAGCGGCTGCGAGGCTTTGGTTTTCAGCTCCTTGGTTGCGCCTGCGGCCTTGGTCAGCAGGTCGAATTCGTGGCCGTCGGAGATCTGCGCCTGAAGGAAATTGCGGTTGACCACGAAGGGGATGTACAGATCCTCGCCCTGGTTGACGCGGTGCTTGAGCGCGTACAGCACGTCGTTGCTCTGCTTCAGGATAGAGCGGAATACGTCCCGCGCCGCTTCCATGTACTGCTTGTCCCATTCGGTCAGCTTGTCGTTGACGTCGGCGATCATCTGCGGATCGACGGCAATGCGCTGCCCGTTGATCTCCGCGCCGCCCTTTTCCATGTGGACGAGCTTGTCGTTTGCTTCCTCTCGCTGCCAGCTCATGACGAGCTGCATGGCCTGCATTTCGGTCATTTTGACGGTGTTGCCGTCCAGATCCTTTACGCCGAAGTCCCTCTGCTTCTGGATTGCGTTGACGTAGTTTTTCTCGTTCCTGCCGGTCCGAAGCTCCTGCATCCGCATATTGCTGTCCATGATAACGCGGTCCTTCGTGCCGAGGCCGTTCTCGATGTCCTGCCACAGCCCGTAAATCACCGAATCGCCGTAGCCGCCGATCATGTGGACGGCCCTCATCGGAGACAGCGCGTCGAGCATGACGTTGCTGCCGAAGCGGTTGAAGCCTCTGAACGGAGCGATCTTGCTGTTTTTGCGGCGTCGGATGTCCCGCTGGTTCTGCATTTCCTGCTCGCCGAGCTGGTAGACACTCTTGTTGTAGCGGCTGTTGATCATCTTGTTGGCATCGCGAAGCGTATAGACCACCTGTCGCGCGATCTCGTAGACCTCCCGCAGCTCGGTGCTGTTCAGCTCGCGGACGTTTCTGCCGTCCATGAGCTTCGCCAGCTCGTCGATCCGGTCGCGCACCTCCTGCTCATAGTCCAGCGCGGCGACGAGGTTGTCGTTCGTCTGGATCTCGCCGTAGGCGGCGGACAGCTTATGCAGCGCGTCGGTTACGTTCGCGTACCGCTCCGCAGCCTTGGTCCCTTCCTTCGGCGTCATGTCCAGCACGTCGAGCACGTTGACCACAGCCTGCGCCAGCTCCGGCGGCACGAAGGCGTTGTCCGTCGGATTGGTCATGCGCCGCGTCAGCTCTTTCCGCAGATTTGCGATCTTTCCGCGCAGCTCGGACGCCTTCCGCCCCTCGCGCATTCTTCCGATCTGCGCGTTCTTCTGATCCAGGACCTCTTCTCTGACGGAGTTAATCAGCCTCCTGAGCGATCTGTTCTGCAATTTCCCATTAAGGATTTCGCGCCCTTTTGCAACCTTCTTTTCAAGAATAGAAATTGCGTTTTGAATTGTAATCTCTGCGTCCCGCAGATCTCGGTTCTTGCTCTCGACCATCTGCCTCCCGAGCGTGGCGT